CTGTCGCTGTTCCCCACTCAGCTGCCGTTCTACCGACTGGCTATCGACCCGTTCATGGAGCGGCAGCTGGTCAGCGAGTTCGGTGTTGAGGACGCTGCGGCGGGTCGAGCCGAGATCGAGAAGAACCTGGCGCTGATTGAAGAGACTGGCCGCGAGGCGTTTGAGACGCAGGGCTGGCGCCCTGTCATGTCTGAGTGCCTGCGCCACCTGCTGATTACCGGCAACGGTCTAATCATGGTGGACAAGAAGCGCGGTCCTCAGTTTGTTGATCTGCACAAGTTCATCTGCGAGCGAGACCCTGAAGGCAACATCATCAAGGTGGTTGTCAAGCAGCACGTGGCCCGCGAGATCGCTGCACGCTACTTCCCTGACGGCCTGCCTGAGGACGCTACTCGGTCCAGCGAGGGTGACAAGAACCTTGCCCTGTACAGCGGGGCGTGTCTTGAGGAGAATGGCCAGTTCAAATACTGGCAAGAGGTCGAAGGTGTTGCTGTCCCCGGCTCGCTGCGTATGCTGCCGGCCAAGCGCCTGCCTCTGATCCCCCTGCGCTTCAACGGTATTAGCGGTGCCAGCTACGGCAGCTCGTTTGTTGAGGAGTACGACGGCGACCTGATCGCACTCGAGGCCCTCAGTCGAAGCATCACCGAGGCTGCGCTGGCTGCGGCAAAGCTGCTGATCCTTGTCAAGCCGGGCGCCAGCATCAGGGCGCAGACGATTGCTACCAGCCCTAACGGGGCAGTGAAGCAGGGCAACATCGACGACGTTGGTGTGCTGCAAATGAACAAGGCGCTGGACCTGTCGGTCGCTCAACAACGGGCGATGCAGATTGAACAGCGTCTGATGCGTGTCTTCCTGATGGCGAACCAACGGGACGCCGAGCGGGTTACTGCCCAAGAGGTACGTAGCACGATTCAGGAGATCGAGGACGCGCTGGGTGGTGTTTACTCTTCGCTGGCCGAGAACGTCCAGAAGCCGATTATCCACTACATCCTCTCACAGATCACGGATCGGCCAGATGTCCCCAAACTGCCCAAAGGCATAGAGCCGATCATCGCCACGGGCCTCGAGGCTATCAGCCGAGGTCACGAAGCGAACCGTCTGTTGACGATGGGACAAATCAGCCAACAACTTCTCGGCCCGCAAGAGGCCGCCCAATACTTCAACCCTCGAGCCATTCTGACTCGCGTTGCCACGTCGCTGAACCTTGACTCTGATGCGATCATCAAGAGTGAGGAGCAGATCCAGCAGGAGCTGGAAATGGCGCAGCAGCAACAAGCTCTTTCCTCTGTCGCCGGGCCTGCCGGTCAAGTCCTTGCGGCGCAAGTCCGCCAGCAACCACAACAATAAGTCATGGCACACCCTCCCCAGTTCCTGCTTGATGATGCCGGTAAAGGCTACATTGAGATGGGCAACTCCGATGACGTTGTCTTCCTTGTCACTGGCGACAGCATCGCGGAAGGCTTTAACAAGGCGCACGACAACATCAACGACATCGTGCTGCCGGTGAAGGATCGCCCTCTGTATGGCTACATGCCGCCTGTGGCAAACGATACGGCGCCCGCAGATGCCCAGTCCATTGCCAAGTATTGGGACCAGTGGCTTTGGTGGGATCAGGCAGATACGCAGTGGAACAGTTCGCGCACGTCTGGTGCATTTGCGACGACGACTACTAAGGCACGAACTGGGCGATACGCTGGGTCGAACGCTCTTAGCCTGTACACGGAAACAAGTAGCAACTCTGATGTGCGTCCTCGAGGTGCTGTTGCTTCTGAGGCCGCTACAGCCGCTTGGCGCAACTGTCAGCCCTACATGGGCCAAGTAGCGGACCGAGCATATCCTGCGGACCCCAACAGCCCTGACATTAGCACTGAGCTGTGCTCTGTCACGCCGCTGCACACGCTCGCCCAAACCCTGTACGGGCGGTTTCAGACCAGCGGTGCTGCCAAGCCGATTAACTTCATCTTCCTTGGCCGCACTCAAACAATCCTCGCCAAGGTCTCGCTGACCACTGGCCTTGGTGGTGCAGGCTTTGGTGTGTACTCGTGGCACCCGGACTACGACCCTGCGGATCTTACTCCGGGCGGTACGACCACGCCGATGTACCTCCAGTGGTGGGACATGTACTGCAAGCCGGCGCTTGATGCGCTGACCAACCCGTACATCGCCGGCCACTTCTGCATGTTGGGCAACAACGACGCCGGCTTGGCGTATAACGGCACAACTGTTGGCGGGGAATCTGTTGAAGATGTCTACGAAGGACGCGGCCTTCCAAAAGACACGGTTGGTGACTCGCTCTCCCGCTTCCATACGCAGCTCGCGCAGGACCTCAACATCAAGTACGTGCCGACTGTGCAGCAGATGCCGTTCCGGGCCGAAGGTAAAGAGGCCAACGTGGACACCGCTTACGGTCAGATGCAAACGGTCATCAACAACTCGCCGCACATGGTCGGGCTTCAGCTGGACCTTGATTGGCTCGGCGACGACAAGACACACCCCAGCGTAAGTGGTTACGCCAAACTTGGCCGAGCCCTTGGTGAATCGTGGATCAACGCTTTCCTCAACGGGAACAGCAGCACCTCGATGTACAAGGCTGACGCCTACCGTGGATTCTACACCTGATTATGGAAACTAGCGAAGCACCCCAAATTCGATCAAATGAGCAAGGCGCTGACTATGGCAGTGTCGAAGTATCCCGTGATGCGGAAGGGCAAATGCCTCAAGCAACACCTGAGCAACCCGCTGACCCGATTGCGCCGGCGGAAGCGGAAGCGCCGCAGATCGACCAGCTAAAGATTGAGCAGGACAACAAGCCGTCTGATCTGTTCTCTGGTGATCGGCGCCAAGAGCTGTACAACGAACTACAAGAGAACAACTGGGAGTGGTCTGAGGAGCACTACAAGGAGTTCGAGGGGAAGGGGCTGAGTCGGCAGTTCGCTGACGAGTACCTTGCCGGACAGCGTGCGCGTGCCGAGCAGGTCCTGACGTACTGCGCTAACGAGTGCGGCGGTGTTGATGCCATGCAGGAGGCCTTGAACTGGGCTGCTAAAAACCTGTCGCCCCAAGCTATTGAGGCAACGAACGCGCAGCTTCGCTCAATGGACCCTGAAGTGGTCCTAACGGCTATGCGCGGTCTACAGGCGCGGGCCGGTGTTGGCCTGTCGTCTGTTCCTGGCTCAAGCGGGGAGGGCAGCATCAACTACTTTGCTGATGAGTCTGAGTTCCGCTCTGCAATGTCCGACGAGCGTTTCGACAAATCACCTGCGTACCGCAGCGAGGTGCAAGAGAAGCTACGCCGCTCTGTTGAGCGAGGCACGGTGTCGCTGTGAGGTACATCGCCGCTACCGTTGTTGGCACCCTGCTGCTGATTGCTTGCGTCACTCCTGGCGACCTGCGTAACCTTGCAGACATTCAAGAAGTCAGCCTTGAGCGTCTCGCTACGGCGCAGGTTGATTATCAGAACCGTGTTGAGGCGATTCTTAACGACCAGTCCAATGATGCAGAAACCCAAACGCAGCAAATCCGCCAAGCCCAAGATGACCTCGCCCGTGAAATCAAGGGCATCGGGGAAACCTCCCAAGAAGACCTCGAATCCCTATGGGACGAAATCAAGGCGCGGAACGAAGCGTTGATGTCCGCAGGCCAAGTGCCGCTCACAGGTAACCACCTGATGAACCTACTGCTGGCAGCGATTGGCGCTGCTGGTGTTTCGATCCCAGTCGCAGAGCGGCGGGTCAACAAGCAACGCGATGCCGCACGTCTGGCACGCGGTGAATCTACTAACCCCTACCCTAACAGAAATGTCTGACAACATTGCTCTGGCGTCGGCACTGACTAAGGATGTCCTCAAGATTGAGGGCGCTGCTGCCGTCCAAATTTTCAACCAGCCTAACGAGGGCCTTTCTACGGGCCTTGCTGCAAACGTCGATCCGGTGCTGCGCTTTGCGTACAAGATTGACGGCACTGCGTCGGCTACCGACTTTGCCTATGTTGGCTTCAAGCGTGCAGCTGACACGGCCAATCTTAGCGCCTCGTCTGCCGACTTCATGCGCGTCAAGGTGCGCCTTGATGGTGCGGGTGCTGCCATCACGGAACAAGCCACTCTTACCGTCGCCGGTCTTCGCATGACTCGTCGTGGCACTGCCGCTGGTGAGTACGTTGATATCACCGTTCAGGTCACCAACATGGAAGCCCAGAACGCCGCTATGGCTCTGGCTGTCGAAGGTCCTATCGAACTGATGGGCCTTGAAGTCGAGTACGACGCTGTCTGATCTGACCTAATACGACGCTAGAGCAAAGCTGTCTGACAGCGGACCCGCTGAGGCGGAATAATCCGAGGACGTTAGAAGTGACTGCCCGCTGAGTATTTCCCAACTCTGTTTGCAACCCTCCTTCTTCTTCCTACACCTAATTAGTTATGGTTAGTCAAACCACTCCGATCCAGTTCGGTCAGGCCAACCTGGCCGGCGATGATCGGGCTCTTTTCCTGAAGATGTTCTCGGGCAAGGTGCTCGAGACCTTCGACGAACTCAACATCATGGAAGGCCTCATCGAGTCGATGACGGTCTCTTCTGGTAAGTCGTTCCAGTTCCCTGTCTTTGGGCGGGCCGCTGCTAAGTACCACGCGCGGGGCGACAACATGCTTGACCCGGCGCTGGGCTACCTCAACAACATCGAGGTTGGCGAGCGCGAAATCTTCATCGACCGTCCGCTTACGGCGCCGGCTCTTGTTGAAGACTGGGACCGCCTCACGAACCACTGGGACGCTGCCAGCAAGACTGCTGTTGAACTTGGCCGTGCTCTTGCCGCCAAGCGTGACAAGCAGCTGATGCAGGTCGTCGCCCTTGCCGCGCAGGCTTCTTCGACCCTTACTGCCACGCAGGCGGGTGAGCCCAAAGCCGGTACGTCTGTTGGCGTTGGTGGCTCTGGCTTTGTCTTTGGCACCACGGGTCAAGCCCAAGCCTCGTTCACGGCCATTGCCAGTGCCGTCGCCAAGCTCGTCGAGGCTGACGTTCCGATTGAGGACATCTGCCTTGTGATGACGCCTGCCGACTACTTCGCTGCCGTCGCTGCCCCGGACTCGCCGTTCATCCACGCGGACACCACCTACGGTCAGGCCGGCAATGCCGCGATTGGTCGTATCCACCGCTCGATGGGCTTCAAGGTGCTGTACAGCAACCACCTCCCGCAGACCGACCTGGGTTCGGTCCAAGAGGCTGGTACGTACAACACCTACAACGGTGATTTCTCGGCGGTCAAGGCGCTTGCCTTCCACAGCTCCTGCATCGGCACTGTCCGTCGCAGCGGCATTCAGGTTGAGCGCCAGCGCAAAGCGGAGTACCGCTCTGACTTTGTGTCGGCCACGACGGTCGAAGGTTCGGGCATCCTGCGTCCTGAGTCTGCGATCATCATTACGGACTGATCCAGCTTCCTGCCTTCTGGTAGGAGCTTCGCTACCTAACTTGGCCCCTCCTGTCTGCCGCACAGATGGGAGGGGCCTTTCTCCTTTACTGACATGGGCGCACAACTTACGAAGATTGACGCGGTGAACCAGTGCCTGTCGGCTGCTGGGCAAATGCCAGTCAACCAGATTGACACCAACACAACCCCGGAAGCGCGTCTCATCGTCAACATCCTCGACACCGTACAGCGTGAGGTTCTGGCCGAGGGCTGGGACTGGAACACTGAGTACGAGGTTGAACTCGAGGCGCAGCGGACGACTGGCAAGGTTGCTGTCCCGCCGCGTTACCTGCGGTTCAACCCGATTGACAAGCCGTGGCAGCTAGTCCGCGCAGGGTTCATCTGGGACCGCAAGGACCAGACCTACGAGATCGACGAGACTGTGCGAGGCACCGTGGTCCTCTACTTTGACTGGGACGAACTCCCGCATGAGGCCCGCAACTACATCGCCAAGAAGACTGCACGGCGATACTACGAACAACACATTGGGTCTAGCGACTCGCTGCGCTCGCTCTACCAAGACGAGATGGACGCACGCCGGCTGCTGCTTGATGTGGACCTTGATGTTGGTGACTACTCGATCTTCGATGCGCCTGACATGCAGGTCGGGATCAGCCGAGGCAACGAGTACAGCGGCCTTACGTCACACTCCGGTAACAACCCCTTCTCTAACCGCACGCCTGGAACATGAGCACGCAAGGCCAACTTGTATCGAACCTGCTTGGTGGTATCAGCCAGCAGCCTGAGGACAAGCGCAGCCCTACGCAAGCCCGTGATGCCCGCAACGTGTACTTCTCTGCTGTTGAAGGCGCTGGTAAGCGGTGGCCGACGCAGCACGTGGACCAGTTCAGCGCCCTGTCAGACCCGGACTCAGTGCTCATCGCCTACGACCGGCAGGACACTGCTGGAGCTGACCAGCAATACTTCGCGCTGGTGGGCAAGGGGCAGATCAACGTCGTTGATGCTGATGGCACGTCCTACCTTGTCCGCGACACAACGCAGGGCCCCTCTTACGCAGTCACGCAGGCGACCCGCAACTACCTTGGTAGCGCCTCTGGGTCCTACGAGGCTGGCCGAGCAGACCTGAAAGCGCAGCTAGTCGTAGACACGGCGTTCGTCGTGAACCGCAAGGTCATTACTGCGGAGACGACTGGACCGCAGCGGGCATCGTGGGATGTCAACAAGCGGTCAGCAGGCCTGTTTGTGCGTCAGATGAACTGGGGCGTTAAGCTGCAAGTGCGTTGCAAGGTGGCCGGCAAGGATGAGTTCACGGTCAACTACACAGCGCCCAGCAACTTCATCGACGAGGCGAGCAACCTGCGAAACGATGCCGGTAGCCTTATCGCCAACGCAGACGCCGATTACAGCCACACGGTCGAAACCGCGTCTAACCACGTGGGTGCCGCAGATGGGTGGCTCGTAGAAAACACGCGAATCCCAAACGCGCCGTTCCCGGTCACTGACAACGAAGACCTGCTGTACGCGCACACCGCAGCGACGACGAAGGAGAGCGCTAGTACGTACCGGCGTGGCGCTTGGACGTATGACCCTGCAACGCGCATTGCAAAGCTCAAAGCCGAGGCGTTTACCGCAATCCCGACAACGTCGGATCTGCACTTTGGCTGGCACAACCTTGAGACCAAGCGGTCCGTTGGCAGTGGTGGTGGGGACCTTACGTCTGATTACCAAGCGGATGTCATCACGGGCAACAAGGTGTCCATCTCGCGCACGTTCCCTGTCACAACTGACTACGCCGCGCAGAAGCTCAAAGAAGCCATCTTGGATTTGATGGCCGCTAATGACACAACGCCTGGGGAAGTAACTGGCATCATTTCTGTTGAGCCAGGACGTTACACTTCTAATTCATCGCTGCTGATCCGAGCAGTTGACGACATCGAGGTGTTCGAGGTAACGGACTCGGTCGGCAACACGTTCATTACTGGCTGGACGGACACTGTCGAAGAGATCAGCGACCTTCCGTTAGTCTTTCGCCACGGTGCTATCTGCCGGGTGTCCAACCTGACCGCTGAAACGCTGGACGACTACTACGTGCGCTTTGCGTCCGAGAAGTGGGTGCGGGCCACCGACCAGAACTACGACAACTTCTACGACGCGGCCTACACCGATCACTTCGGTCAGGGGCAGTGGCAGGAGTTTGCGCTACCGGAGACAGGCAAGGGCCGGCTGGACGCGGCAACGATGCCGCACATCATCAAGCGGTCGCAGGACGACGGTGCTGGTACATACACCAACACGCCTAACTCTATCTTCTTTGATGTCCGCCCCTACGACGGGTGGGTGGACAAGTCTGCCGGCGACTCCGAAAGCAACCCTGCGCCTTCATTTGTGGGCGAGAAGCTGACTGACGTGTTCTTTCACCAAGGGCGGCTTGGGTTTGTCAGCAACAACAACGTCATTCTGTCGGAGACCGGTGAGCTGGGCAACTTCTGGCGCACTACCGTCCTGTCCCTGCCAGACTCTGAGCCAATCGACATTGCCGCTACGGAGGACCAAGGCGCCCCGCTGCTGTCCGCAGTG